TTACAATTTTACCTGACTTACCGCTGTGAAGTTTGCCAGATTTGTATTCCTTCATAACTTTTTTAACCTTTTTTTGACTTTTTGTCATTGATTTTTTCATTATTGTCCTCTTGGTTTTGGATTTGGTATTGTTTTTGATAAAATTGTCTTTTCAATTGAGGTATCTGCTCTCAATTTAGCCAATTCTTCGTTTTGTTTTAGCTTTTCATCTTGAGTTTGCTGATTCATCATCGCTTTCATACGATCTAAGTTCATTCTATCTTCACCTTCAGAACGTTTTCTCTCATTTTCTTGAGCTTGAAGATCTAATTCTCTTGATCTTAATTTAGCAATAGGGTCATTATCAAATTGTGAAGTAATTTTTTTCTCTTCTTGCATAAATTCTTCCATCATATCAGCAATAAGTTTTGCTTTTCTTGATTCAATTTTTTCTGATAACATTTTTACTTGCATTTGAATGTTGGGGTCTTGCATTGCTTGTGGATTTTGTTGAATTGCAGCTAACTGTTGCATCTCATTTCTAAATTCTACTTCAACTTGTTCTTGTGCCATTAAAGAAATATGTTCAAAACAATTTTTCTCTAAACCTGCCATAACGATTGGTGCATTTCTCGCCATGTTAGTTGCCATAAAGTTTAAGTGAGCTGTGATGTGAGCTCTGTGATCTTGACCAGGAAACGCTTGGAACGGTTTCCCAGCGAGAGCATCAATGTGTTCTAACGCTGGGTCCTTCGGTTGAGGTGGTTGTGGTCGAATTAAAATTTTATCAATATCTTTTACACCTAATGCTTCATACATATTTCTGTAAACTTGGTATTGGTTATGTATAGCAGGATTTGAGGCTGCCAATTGCATCTCCGTTTGCGCAAGGGAAATACGCTGTGTTTGAGAAAATATATTAGGGTCAGCAACTGGCAGAATATCTACTCTATCGTCAAAGTCTGTTTGTTTAATTAGTCTTTGACCTCCAACAACATCATAAGGATATTCTTGAGGTAGATATAACTTGAAAACTCTTGCAAGTAATTTGAATTCTAATTTTAATGCTGCATAAATTCTTTTATGAATTGCAGACATTGTCCTAGATCCTCTTTCTAGCAACGCAACTGTCGTACCCACTGCGGCTTGTTGATTACCCTCACCTACTTGTAGATCAGCTATAGATGCGAAACGCTGACCTGACTGTACTACGACGCCCATAAGTGCTAAGAGAGTTTGAGACGGCTCCTTGAATGGAAGCATCATAAATGCGTCACGTATATTTCCGCCTGGTGCGTCGACATCTCTAAATTCGCCAGGTTGAATAGACTGTGCGTCGTCTCGAATTCTTATTCCTCGCTGTTTGAAACCAGCAGGTAAGTTAGAAAGAGTACCAGCATCAAGTAATTGTCTTAATGCAGCTGTTGCAGTTCTAGATAATCCACCAATCATGTGAATTAATCCAAAACCGTAGAAACCTAAACCTGGTAAAAATTTAAAGTGTACAAAGTATTGAATCTTGTTTTTCTTAGGATCATTAGGTTCATAATTTCTTCTAATAGATAATATTTCTCTTGATCCTTCTTCAATAGTAACAACATATGGAAGTTTAATTCCAGTGGGCTCACCAGTCATTTGATTCATATCTTCAAAACCTTCAAGATCTAAATTCACATGACATTCTAATAAATTAAATACGTCTTCATTTTTTGATTTTGTTTGACCTTCTAATTCTTTTTCTTTTTCTTGAACTTCTGATTCAGTTCCATCACTTGGTTTTAATTCTATGTCTCTATAGAAACCAGCAACTTGTTGTTTTCTTAAATCATTTTCAGAAATTTGTATTCGATGAATAATTGATTCCGCATCATCTAATGAGGTAGCTGCGTACGGAACAATTAAATCATCTGCAGGTACGAACTTTGATACAGCTCGTCCTAGTAGATCATCATAGTAAACTTTTTTAAATGATGATCCAGCTAAAGGTAAATAAAATAACATTTGATCAAACTCTGGTTCATATTCTTTCATCTGATCCATAAGTTGATAGTTCATAAAATCTTTTACTCTTAAAGATTGTTGTTCTTTTTCTGGAGTTGATAATCCTAAGATCTGAGTTCTTACAGGACCTTCGGCTGGTAATAATTCTTTGTAAGCTAAAGCTTGAAACTGAGTTACAGCTTCTGCAAGAACAGGGTGAGTTGCACCTGATGCACCTTGAAAAGGTTCTGTTCTGTTTTCATATTTAAATCCTAAAAGGTCTAGTCCTTCTTTGTAAGTTCTTTCCCATTCTTTTCTAGAATTTTTATAGTCTTGATAATTTTCAAATAATTCTGAACCAAGACTTCCTAAAACATCATCAGGTAAAAATTCAGCTAAGTTAGAATTATGATCTGCTTGAATGTTTTGTAATGCGTTTGGATCAAAATTAATATCTACACTGCCGTCTTCATTTTCTAAAACTTCAGTTTCCCCACTTGGGTTTAAAATTTCTGTGTCCGCTATAACTTGTTCAGTCTCTTGCTCTGGTGTGAGCTGAGTCATTATGTTGGGTAACGATTTGTCTATTTCTGCCATTTATTTTCTCCGAAGGTATTGTTTTAACAGTATTATATTGAATATTCAAGCCTTGTGGTTGAGGACCTGACTTGGGTGGAATAAGGTGTTTCTTAGGATATTTACTCATCTATGATATCATCTCTCATTGTATCATCGTAGTCACCGTACTGCTCATCTAACAATTTTTGAGTTCCTTCGTTAGATTCATAGTACTTGTATCTCTCTAATCTTTTTCTCTTTTGTAACTCACTTATTGGTTTTTTCATAACAGCTGATTCTATTTCAGTTAAATCACTTGCTAACTCATTAAAGTTATTTGTTTCAAAAGTACCATCTGATGTTATTTCATAATCTTCTGGACCACCAGAATAAGCAGGTGAAGATTCTTGTGCTATAAATTCATCGGGTTCTTTAACTATTCTACCAGCAGCTTTAGATGCTTCTTCAGATACTTGACCAGGTTTGTAATACAATCTAACTGCATCTTGGTATAAAGTTTTCATACCATTGATATAAACATCTGTCTCTCCCGTATCTAATTGATGATAAACTGTAACTTCGTGATCTGCGATATCTGCTTTATGAACAATTTGTCTTTCCTGTGTTCCCATTTTTTTAGTAACATCAACTCCTTCATTTATAACTTTATTAACTAAAGGTTCGAAAAAATCTGGCATACCTGCTGTTTTATTAATTGTAATGTTAGCAACTTTGCCAGCTCCTCTTGTAAGTTTTAAATATTTTCCAACTACAGGTAATGCAGCTAGACCGAGTAATAACTGATTAAATAATCTTCTTGATTTATTAATGTCTTCTGGTCCATTTTTAAAACCAATTCTTCCTCCTTCTGCCTTACGCATATATCTATCATTGAATTGATCAAACAATCTTTTTAATTGTACTTTTTCTGAAATAGGTACAAAGTCTGCAATCATTAATCCTGGTATAGAAGCTAACAGTTCTTGTATTTTATCTTGAATAGATAAACCACCTTCTGCAAAAGGTTGTCTTACAGGATTCATTAAATTAAATTGAGTATCTGGATCAATGACATCAGGAATAGGTGCAGCTTGTTTTTGAATACCAAAATAAATTCTATTTATTTCATCATCTATAAATTGTTCCAAACTTACATTAGTTAAGGCCCTATTATATCTAGATGCAATCTCTCTTCTTAAAACATCTATACTCATTTTTTGGCCTTCTGCTGTTCCTAAATCTTTTTCTTGAGCATCTAATATTGCTTTTAATTTTTTAGCTTGATCTTCTAAGTCATAAACTCTTCGTGAAGCTTCTGATACCATATATTGTGATTCTGGATCCTGATATTGTTCAAATCTTGAAACATCTTCAGCATCAGATTCCATATCACCAAGCATCTCATTAAATTTTTCTGTTCCTTCAAGATAATTAAACATAGAATTAACCGAAGCTATTTCTTCAGGATTTTTAGCAAACTTTAATATGTCTTTTCTTTTTGAACCAACTAAGTCTAATCCAACTAAATCTCCTGCTCCTTTAAGTACCATACCAGGAAAAGTATTTCTCCACGCTTCT